TCAGTCATGGTGAAAGACTGAGGAGTAATACCAAGCCCTGAAAGAGTTACTGTTGGTCTGGTTGAAGAACCATACGCTGCGTTCTTGCGAAGTCTGCCTTTAATAGTGACTGCGACATTGTTTGAAGTTGGAACAGGGATAGAAAGAAATGGTGTGGCATTAGCTGTATCTGCTTGGTAGCGAATACTTGACTTACCTCTTGAGAATACAGAGTTATCTCGAAAGAATGAACCATTCTTTTTATAATATTCATGGCTAATAGGGTCCAAGTCCTTGTTCACAATAGAGATAACCTGTGATGGATTAGCGAGTGATATTTGTGAAACAAACGCGGTTGAGTAACTTGTTTTGAATTTACAATCAGTTACTAATGCAGGACAAAGAGAGTTGCTGCCATGTCTAAAAAGTATTGGGCATGTTGTGGTTCCAGGTAAGTCAGCAGAAGCAAATGAACATCGTAAAAATTGAGGAGTTAGACCTGCTGATAATACGAATCCACCTGCTGCTGAGGTATGGAAAGTACAATCAGTGAAAAGGAGACCAATAGCTGCCCCGAAGTTTACCCACCAACCACTGTTCCCAACGAAGTGACAATTTGTGAATGTCACACCACGCCCCCCCTCAGAATATGCTGATACTAAGAAATCTCCGTTTGCTCGATAGAAAACACAATTGACCATGTTATGAAAAGAACCTGCTGCCCAATACATAGTAGGTCCAACAGAACTATAAATAGCCCAGTTTGAAATTGTATAACCACCTGCTGTCGCAAAGAAAGTAATACCTGAGGCTGCTGTTTGATAGAATGAATTATTACTGAGGCTAGTCCATCCCGAACTACTACTGTGTAGGAAACTTGTTGTACCAGCACTATTAGTCATGTGCCAAATAGCCGTATACTGCATTTCACCATTACCAATGAACTGGAGTCTGTGATAGTAGGTGGTATTGTATGCCTCGATACTTACGTTTGAGGACATATTTCCTACCCTTGCACCTGCTGCATGGTCGTAAGTTGTAGCTGCGAAAGTAACAGTATAGGCTGTGCCAGAAATAAGTGTTATTGTTTCAATAGTGCGAACGTCATCAGCGTTCCATACTCCCGTTGTTTGACCAATCACAATAGTATCTCCAACAATCCAACCCACACCATCTGCGACATTCATTGTAGTTGCACCTGCGGAAATACCTGTGCTTAATGTTGTGTTACGAGTACTAACCGCACCGTGTGAGAAGAATTTCGCATTAGTGGCAGCAAGTAGTCCATACTTTCCACTAGCTAAAGCAGCCGAATAGTTTAGTTTCAGTCGTGCCGTTATACCTACTGGTATAGGATTTGCAGAACACCCATAATCAACCGTACCATAAGATGCGAGTACGATGTCGCCTTTTGCGGTTAATTGAGAGCTTACTATACGACTTGCATAGAGTGTTCCATTTACGGTGATAGCGGAAGTAGTGTCATCTCCCGTGATATATGTCCCATCTATAGTTACCACATGCCCGCAACTTCGTGCAAGCGTTGCTGAAGCAGGTATCGCAGTTACAAGTCCAGCACCACCAATGGTGAGTAACTTGGTCGCAGAGTTCCATGCTGCGATTGGGTAGTACACAGGGTCTGAACCAAACTGTACAGCTTCTCCTACGACATACGAGCCAGCAAGGACTGAACCAGTAAGTGTAATGGCGGTAGCACCAATAGCATACCCCGCAGTATTTGTGCTGAATGAAGACCTAGCGGTAGAGTTGTGAACAATAGTTACTTTGTCACCCTCTACTGGAACAATACCCCCAACCCAGGTTGCCCCTGCTGAGTATAGACCGTTTGCCGCTGACGTGATAGTAGCCATACTATATCACTGGCTTACCCTCCTGAATAATGGCATCTATCTCTGCCCTCTTTTCTAGGGCAGCATAATAGCGCATGACTTTCTCACGCTTGTTTTGTTTGAGGGCTTTTTGCGTAGCTAGTTTTTCTTCAAGGTCAGCTATCTTAGCATCGTACTTGGCATTGATTTCTAGTAGGTCGTTTTGCATATTAAGTATAGGTTAAAGCTTCACGGTTATTATAGGTGTTATCAAAATCAGTGTTGCCGTCTGCCCATGTGATTGAAATTTTATTTAGCTTATCCAATTTTGCTATCTGCCAAACAGGGTCACTCTCTAAGGAACCTGCCGCTGCCTTACAAACATAATAAGTAGTTGAAGTGGTACTATCTACAATATAACGAACAGCTAGTGTGTTAGTAATTTCCATTACAGCATTACCAGAACCATCATCAACAAAGGGAATAACCTTCTTGGCGCGTAGTCCAACATGGTGCTCCATGTTATCAATATGGTTTGAACTTCCTACTGGTAGCATATTAATTTAGATAAGCATTACGTTTGTGCTCTAGTTGGTTGATTTGTCTCTGAATAGTTAAGTAGTTGTATACGTGCTGTAGTCGGCTCATGCCTAGTTGTGGTGCGCCAATACGGTTTTCAATATTACGTATTTCCCACAATAACTCAGCATCTTGTTTTCCATCCATTAACATACTCATTTCATCGAGCATCTTAGATTCAGCTGGTGACATTTCAGTTAGTCCGAAAAAGCCTTGTATTTGTATCTTTCCTATTTCAGCTAGTTTTCCAGAAAGTTCATCTGGTGCAATACCGTCAGTAGATGGTAACGCTTCGGCTGGTGTGTTAGTTAACCTTTCCATTGCATAATTATATCATTTTTTTTGACGAATAATGCGTCTGTCTGTACTTTACGCCCACCAAACCAGTGACCACCATATGCAGGGCCGAATGTATCAACTAAAACAAAACCTAATTCTCTGGTTTTAGCCATCACTTCGTCAATCATGCAACCTCCTATGTTATACGGTAGGAAAGATAGCTCCATAAGTAAGAAACGAGCTTGTTTGATAGTTTCCTCACCACCTTTAATAATATCTAGCTCAGTTCCTTGTGTATCTATCTTAATTAAGTCATAACTACCCAACTTTAGACTGTCTAACGTAACAATCTTTTTACTTTCCACAAAGTCGTTATTGAAAGCACTCGTATTTTCCTTATAAAATGATGAACCACCACCAGCAACTTCATTAGGATTAATATGGAAGTCTTTTGTACACTCTTTTTCACCCAAACATACGTATCTGACATCATAATTTGTATTATCTAAGAAATAACGGTCTCTTTCGTTACATTCTATTGCTGTTATCTGCGCGTCTGGCCAAATAGTACGCATAAAACCACTAAAATGACCGTGTGCTGCACCAATATCTAGTATTGATTCAATGTTTACCCCAGCGTCTTTTAGCGATTGCATGTTTGGTCTCATGTACCCACATGCTGCTTCGTCTGTAATTGTTGTTATTTCCATAAATTATATTTAATCTTCGTCTTCATCGTTAATAGTTTGACCATCATCAAAACCAATCGCACTTGCTAGTTCTTTATCTCTCCAGTCGTTGTCAATCCATAAGTCATGGACTGCCGTAGTTGGTTCTTTCTTAAGTGCTTGTTTTACATCTGTTGCCTTAATGTACTTACGAACAACATACATTTTTGGCTTTTCCGTTTTTCTTTTCATAGTCTTAGTTCCATAATACGCTTTCCCATTTGTTAGTTACTAATTCCCACGAGCATGATTTTACGTAGTCAACACCCTTTTCAATGTCCTTTTCCAGCAAGTCGGGATTCTCAATCGCATTTACCAACTCAGCAATGTACTTCTCTTTATTCTCTACAGGTATTTGTACGCCAGAACACTGTAACTCTCCTAGTGCCGCAAAGCCAGAAGTAATTGGATAGACTTTGGCCGCCATCATTTCAATTAAAGTAATACAAAAAATTTCTGGAAAAGTTGTGGGGTAGAGCCATACACTAGACTTCAACATCTCTTTAGCTAGTGTCACTTGGTCTTGTCTACCGTGGTCAGTTATACCATCTTGTGCCATCTTCTCCTGCATAGACTTCATCCACGCCATTCGTTCTGGATTATCTTTATTAAACTCATAAAAAGTATTCCAGCCGTAAAAAACGTGTAATTCTGCTTTTGGTACAGCCTTCTTAATATCTGGCCACCAATCAAGGATAGTCTCTAGTCCTCGATTCTGTGTAGAAGTGTAAATTATTCGTGCTGGTTCTTTCTCTACCACCTCATCGAAGCGAGTAAGGTCAATCCCGTTACCGATCACCACAAACTTCTCGTCTGGTATGTTCGGGAATAGTGATTTATGATACTCAGTCTTCACAAAAACATGGTCAATGCGCTTGAGTCTCTCTGGTGAGAATGATTCTGGTGCCATCACATCATGTACATCTACGATAAACTTCCTTGCTTTAATGTCGTAGTCAGCTAGTGACGGCATACGCCACGCCCACAACACGCTAAACTCGTCTAGGCGGTTAAATTCCCAATAGTTGCGGTAAAGTACGTTATTGACTGTTACTCCCTCGCTAGAGGCATCACAGCGATTATAAACCACTACTTTTTTACCTCTCTTAGCCAACTCTTCTGCAATGTGAATAACGGCTGTTTCTGAGCCACCAATGCCGCCTTGTCTAACTGATTCGCCTGTCCAAGCATCGGCTGAGTGACCGCAGAAGATAGCCACACTATCTTCACTCCACTTCTTTGGTGGAAAAGCAGCAAAACGTACTGAAAGAATACGTGGGTCATTACTAATTACCTCTGGCATGGAGTTGACCAGTGCTTGTAGTCTGTCTTTATCGTCAAGCATACTCTTTGAGAGCATGAGATACGACTGTGTGACATTCTCGTTGTATTCCATCTCGGTAGCCAAGTCCACCATCTCTTTCGAGTGGTCGGTCTGTCGGTTCTTGTACGCTCGCTCGGCATACTTCTTAGCATCACTGAACATGCCAAGCTGTAGTAAGCACACTGCCGTCATCACGTATAGGTCATGGTCATAGAGTGCATTATGTTTTAAGTTTACCGCATCCCTGTCTCTACCCTCAGCGATCTGCAAGTTAGTCAACGCCTCAGTCCAGCGCTCTTGGTGGATATAATTGCGAGCTTTGTAAATGTAAGCATCGGGTGCATCTTCAAGCTCCAGTGTCGCTGCGGTGTGTACCTTAATGGCATCGTCATATAACCCTAAGCGCATATAGGCTTCTCCCATCATGTTCATGGCTTCATAGCGTTCTTGCTTCCAACCAGAAAGTTCTAGGTAGCGTTCGACTGCCACTATCGTGTTGTGCCAATCATCTACACCAAGATAACAACGAGCGAGGTAGAAGTAGTGGCGTGGCTCGTTCGGCTCTACCTGTACCGCTTCGTTAAGGATAGTGAGGTTACGGTAAACGCTCTCGGTACTATCTTTCTCGGTAGCGGTGTGAACACGTACCACATCGTTTATGCTTGCTTCTTTACTCAAAGCACCTCCAATTAAGTTCTCATGGATAATACCTTTCCATTCATACAAGCCAGCCTTCACCATCTGTAGCTTCCAATGCTGTTGTGTCACCTTGCCAGCTTTATCGTGAGCGTAGTTATACATCAAGGAAATACCAGTGATATTATTACTATCTGCTAGCTCTACATTCTCTCGTATCTTATCAGCACCACGGACAATATCATCGGCATCAAGCCAGACAATCCAATCGCCCGTAGCTTGTGAGAAGTTAAAGTTACGTGCCTTAGCGAAATCATTGACCCATGTAAAGTGCGATACCTTAGCGTTGTACTTCTTGGCTACGTCTTCACAGGCTTTGTTCTCGCCAGTAATGGTCAGTACTACCTCATCAAAAAAAGAAGCACAAGACGCGAGACATCTATCGAGCTTCTTAGCTTCTCCATCTGACGCTTTAATGATCAGGGCTAGGGATATTTTCATATTACGTAACAGCACAGGCACACAGTGCTGGGTATTTCTTCATTAGCTTATTAAGTTTCGCTCGGTCGGTGAACAGCTCTGGGTGGTATTCAGCTAGTACGTTATGAAGCCCGACTGGTAGCTCCATAGCATGACGGTAAGCGTTACCTGTGGCGCTACCGTACTTATTAAAGTTAGTATCTTTCGTCACTTGGTTATATAAAAATTGCTCTTTCATCTCCTCTGGGTGAAGTCGCATATAGTCTCGTACTATGTGGTCAACTCCCTCCCATAGCTTGCCAGCACCGTACTGTTCTCTCGCCTTTTGCGCGTCAATGGTGTACAAACCTTTGAATACTCCGTCTTGAAACCTTAAATGTTCTGACATACCTCTGTATTATGGCAAACAAAAAGCTCCCTGCATAGGGAGCCTTCTGTGTATAACTAAGTTACACCCGTTGAGGTTATTGGAGTCCGTTCAAAACGAATCCTGTCTTCTCACCAGTGTGTTCAATAGTCATTTCAGTGACGAGCATCTTTCGGTCAGAGTCACCTACCTTTGCAATATCCTCGATCTTTGTAGGTCGTAGGAATGACAAGCGGTGGTACATACTGTTGATACCGACAACTGAGCGAGCAGCGGTGGCGTTTGGTACGTCACGGTGAATCGCGATCTGCTGGATTCCAAAGTCTCCTTCGTAAATCGCAACTGAACTGATGAGCTTCTTAGCAGCAGCGTCTACGTTCTTAGTGTTTCCACCAGTGAAGCTAGAGATTTGTCGCTTGAGTCGGTTTCCAACGAATACCATGTCTGGGAAGATGTCTGTACTTCCATGCACGAGTTCGAGCATGTTGTTGTAGACAGTCTCAGTCAGAGTTGTGCCAGATGCCATTGTAGTAGCATTGGTGGTAAGCGCGTTGATAACACCAGTCATGCGGCGAGCTGCTGAGGTACCTCCTGATGCCTGTGAACCAGCCATAAGAGCCTTCTCAATATCCTTTGCATGTTCCTTGAGTTTCTTTGAAACTTGGTACGGAAGCTGACCAGGATCAGATACTACTTGCTCTGTTCCTGATACTTCGATGTCATTTCGGAAAATCTGAGTGACGTTCTTAGAACGGGTTGGAGCAGTAAGTGTTTGAGCTGAGAAAGCAGCACCTTCAACAGCAGCGTTGTCTGCTGAACTTGCAAACGTATCAACGAGGTATTCATGAAGTGTTTGCTTTGCGTCTGCACCACGAGAGAGCTTGTTAAGAAGCGGTGTCTCGGTTGGTGATACGTTACTCACGATAGCCACCAAGTCTTCTGGGCGAGATGTATCGTTATAGGTTACTAGAGTGGACATGTTTTATTTCTTAAAGAATTGGTTTACCACAAACTCCCCCATCTTCGTAGCATCACCAGCATGTTCTTGAGGACTAAAAGCCTCAGTACTAGCAGGTTGTGCGATACGATTGTTTGAGCTTGCGATAGTCCGCTTAGTCACGGTCTCTGAACCAGCTTGAGCCACGGTGAGTGACTTAAATTGGGGAAGCTCCGCAGCCTCTTGGAGAGAAACGCCAGCGCCTTTAGCTATTAGCTTTAGGACTTCTAGGTTAGTTTCTACTTGTGGGTTACGTGCGACAAATTCGCGCTCGGTCAATTCTTCAACTTTGGCTTGCAGGGTTGCAATGTCCACTGACTTGCCACTGAGGTCTGCGGCTTTACCAGCCATAGACTTCATATCCTTGATAGATTTGAGAGCAGCTTCCTTGGACTTGTAACTCATGCCGGTGATTTCGTTAATCTCAGCGAGAGTCAAAGCCTCTGGTTGAGTAACCGCCTCGTCACCGGCTGCTGACTTCAATTGCGAGTCATCAGCTTGGGCTTCATTGGTTGGGTTTACTTCTTGTTCCATGATTATGTGGATGAACTGATAACTGCTACTTGCTTGTGACAAGAGCAGGGGTAAGGCTTCCCTGCTATCGTGACAAACTAGCGTCTAGTCAGCAGCTTATCGTTCACTGGTTCACCCTTTAACATTATAACATTATTTACGGAGCCTTTGAGATCGTTGACCCATAACTCTAAGTTATCAGCAATGGCGAGGTTTACTTTTATTTGTGTACTTGCGTCATCTCTTGTTATATCTACAGCACGAGCATCACGGCAAGCGGCGATCAGCGCATTTAGTTTGCGCTCTGCCACTTCCCAGCCAGAGGATTTGAACAACGCATCAAGCGCTTCACCCTCAGCAATGGCGTGGGTTGTTTCTGCATCAAAATTATCGTTGCTCATTTGACATGGTGTTAGCAGCAGTTACTTGTTGCACATCTGACAGTATAGCCTTTGGGTCTGCTTGTCCACCCTCGGCTGGCTGCTGTGGATTACGGAGTGACTTCGGTACTTCAAGACCAAGTAGGTCAAGCGCCTGTGCGGTCATCTCAGCAGATGTCTGTGGGTCTAGTCCGTTGCGTAGCTCAAGTAGGTTGCGAACAGTCGTGCCAATATCCATATCAGCGTTAGTCATAAAGACTTCAGTCACCATTCCTTTCACAATCATGTCTTCTAGGTTTTCAATCAGTAAGTCGCCACGCTTTTCTAGCTTACGTGTCATCTTATCAAGTAGCACTTGCATCTCTTGTTCAGTTGGAACTTTACCTGTCTTCTTGTACATCTTCTGCATCTCATGCTCAACCATGTTAGCAATCACAGTCTCTCGTAGGTCTTTGATATTCTCGAAGTCCTTGAACAAAGTGACCTTATCACCTTTCTTTAACATCTTTGGTACGTGTACCATGACATGACGGTCAATCCAGCGCTGGACAAAGTGTTCGATTGATTCAGTGACGAGTGAGTAGGCTGAGCGAGCTTCTTGCGCTTGAATAGCTGCGCCTGTTGCCGATGTAGACGCTGGCATCTCACCAAGATTTATATCAAACACGCTGGTGACATCTTGCGCCCACTTTCTAGCGGTAGCCTCATCCTCGTATGATGACTGTCCTGATTCGAGGATTTGTAGTTGCTCTAGGTCTGATGGGTCTGCTAGTTCAATCACACCTTTAGATACAAGGTTAGAGAGCATCTGCTGGGTAACTCCTGAGCCTTTACGAATCTTTAAGAGTCCTAGTTGAGTCAACCGTGTTCTTGTTGATACGTAGATTAACCACGGTGTTTATCCACCACTGGAGCTGCATGATCGTTTCTGAGATACCGACACCGTACCAACGCCCGGGGACTTTCAAGTACCATGCTTCCTCGTATGGCTTGATGATATTACCTTGTAGCGTCTTTGTTCTTGTTTNCTTCTAACAAGGTGAAACACTAGTGAGCCAGTATCAATACCAGAGATAACAACGTAGTCCATCTACTTCTTACGCCACTCTCATAGTCAGCGTCTTCAAGGGTCAGTGTCCACTTAGGAATCTTGCCCCACATTTCGTACACATCGCCGAACTTCCCAGCCTTCTTGACTGAGCTTCCTTCTTCTTTCTCCATGTCGCTAGATACTTTGAACTCGTTAGTATTCTCCCAGTCCATTCCTCTTACTTCACTTTTGTCCATCAAAACACGCTCAGTGAAGCGATACGCAGACTGAATAGAGTCGGCAGTGGGGTCAATGTATACGTTCAACAGGTCAACATCCTTACGCTGAAGGTTCTCGCCATCATGGTAAGTTTTCCAAACGTCTGTACCATCAATAACGATAGTGGTGGTGAGTTGGTTTAACTCATGCCCAAAGTAAATCTTGCGGAAGTACTCACGAATCGAGCCACGAATGATGTTGGTGAGGTGTGCATAGTCAATATCAAGTGAACGGAAGCGCACGTCTTTCGGGTCGAGGTCTACTGATTTGCGAACAGCATCACAAAGAGTGCGAGTCAGGGGAACCCATAGCTTCTCACGCTTAGTTATCGGGTCAATCGGTACGTCATAAATACCCCAGTAGTTCTTGCGGAACTCCTTAATCATCTCACGCATGTTGAACGCAACCTTGTCAGTGATCCAGTATTGTCCTTGGTCGTACTTAGTAACTTCGTCTTTAACGATTGCGATGAGAGCGTTATCCGCTTCGAGTTTAGTAATAGCCATGAATATATTATACCACGTTAATAGATGGCGAGAGGCGTACTGCCTGATTCTGGCGCATGTGGGTAGAGTGAACTGATAGCATACCGAGCAGCATCAAGTCCGTGGTCAAAGCCAGCGGTTGGTTCATTCAGCACCCGACCATCTCGGTCAGAGAGCCAGAGGTAATTGCGATACTCTTTTATTAAATTGACTGAGCGCTTGGTGATGAACATGGGCAAGCCCTGAATGAGTTGTATACCCTGTCGCACTGAGTCTTTACCTTTCTGTGCTGGTAACACTGAGACACCGTAGAGCTTTAGCTCATCAATACTTTTAGGTTCAGCGCTGTCAGCGATCACGAGGCGGTTACTGTCTGGCAAGTTATTTATAAAGTCTGCCAAGTCTTTGTTTGTCATACCTTTGCGGTACATCTCCTCATCAAGTACGTAGCCGCCATTGTATTTATACACCGATATGAGTGCGCTAGGGTCGTTGGTGTACCCAAAGTCTAGCCCTCTCCGTTCAAGTCTTGCTCCCTCTGGTATTGCGTCAATGATATTCCAGCTTGTGTAAATTCTCGTTTCAATTTCACCCAGCTGTCCCTCACCGTACACAGTCCACCACGCTTTGTTATTCCTACGCATCTCGATGGATGAAACAATCTCTGGTGACAGCGCCTCGTTGTCTTTGTAGGTGAGTGTAATGTGTTCTAGATCAGACCGATGGGGTTTCAGCTCAGTGTAAAACCAAAACTCACTGGATGGATTCCAGTCAAGGAAAACAAACTCTTTTGTTCGCACCTCTAGCTGGTCAAAGGCATCAAGAGTAATGTTGTTGCATTCATTTATAAAAAGTCTGTCACGTCTACCACCACGCAACTTGTCTGGTTGGTCAACTGAGAAGAACTCTATCTGTGAGCCAGTCTCAAATGTGTACACCTTATCACTCTCTCTCCAGCTATCATCTTTCCAGTACTGGTGTTCTTGTAGTATTTTCTTAAAATCTCGTAGCGCTCCACGTTTTAGGTGGGGTAACGATTCAGACACAACAGACGTGAGCGTGGGTGTAGTGTCAGACTGCGCTATGTGTATCAAGTACATCAAAATACTGATCGTCTTCGATGCCGAAGTACCACCCTGCACCGCGCGTATCTTCTTATTCAGCGCTGCTATCTTCTTGAGACTGGTTGTTGGTGAGAACATGGCTCATTAGTGGGATTGGTTTGCCAGCACTTGTTATGTCTTGCTCTGTCTTATCTTTCCAACCGTAGTTGTTCTTTAAGTTAAAGATAACACCAGTAACTTGTGTATTTCTATAGAGCTGCTCCTCAGTCCAAGCGTGTATAAATTGCTTGGCCTTTTTTATAGCGTCAGAATACTCATCTTTGTTTTGATAATCTAAAAGTGTTTCTCTACTTGTATCAAGGTGTACAGCGAGGCTTGTGATAGTAAGCGGCTTATGATAAAAGCCTGGTTTTTCTGGGTCTTCACAGGACTGAAAATAACCATCGATAGCGTTTTGTAGTTCCTCCACGCTCTTGAATTTTAGTGGTCTGCCTTCTTGTGCCATATACAAAAATTATACCACACATACCACTAACCGCTATCCCTCCATCCTACCATGAGCGGGGTGTGAAGTGTTGGGTTTTGCACAGAAAATCTTGACACAAAAAACTTTTTATCACACA